GACTGGTTATAGAACTCTGGTGGGTTAATCACCGCAGGCATCGGACTAATCACATTGCCCAAGTTGTCATCGCTAATCACAGGCACCATCACGTTGTCCTCATCAGACTCCAACGCTTGACGACCATCAGTATCAAACGCAGTCTCCTTATACAACCACTTGCGAGAGAAACGCTTACGATGATTCATCATCTGGGTACGAGTCTCATTCAACTCATGCTGCAACGGCTCAATCGCCTCAAGTTCACCCATCGGATAAAACGTCTCAGGAACGTCATAGTTACGAATCATCACAAACGGCTGACCGAAAGCAAACGGAATCTCTTTCGGGGCGACAAGGAACTTGTCTGACCCGTCACAAAACACCGACACCGTATTGCGGTCAATGTCATACCATTCCCACACCTCAACATAAGCATCTTCTGGTGAAGTAGAACGACGTGGACGATACGCATCCTGACCCCACTTGCTGTAATGGCTAGGGGCAGCCTCCTGACGAGCAGTGGAGTTATAACGCTTATCCTTCTTCACATCCTCCAACGGACGACGAATACGTTGAGCAATCCAACGAGCATCTTCCATGCTCGTTGCATCCGGGTCAACAAACACATCAAACGGAGACACACGCTCAACAAACGGACGGTCCTCTTTGACAATCAGATTAGATTCAGCAACGTTCTCTTCACGGTTCTCAGCCAACTCGTCATACGAATCAAACTGACCCTCAACAACCTTCTCCTCTTCCACATAACGGTAACCAGTCTTCACCCAACCATGACCAAGAATCAACGCATCTTTCACCGAACGACGAAACTCTTTCTGGCAGTCATAGTGACGCCACCAATAATTCACAATCGCCTCAGTAACCACCGCTTTGTCCCCGTCCTCGGGACGCTTAGCGTTCACCGTAATCTTCGGATGGTTCACCGCAACCGAAGGAGCAACAATGTTGATAGTAGAAAACGCCATATTGACAAGCAACTGGTCTTCGCGAGTATCGGTACGATGATGCTTACCGCGATACAAATCAATCATCCGCTGCCACAAGTCGTCATACTTCTCTTCCTTGCGCCAACGACGAGAATGCTCCAACTTGTTGCGATACCGCTTCAACAACTCGTAGTTAGAAATGCGTGCCATTATTCCTCTTTCCCTTGATGCCAGCCGATGTGCTCGTCCAACTTTGTACCAATCTTGTCAACCTTATGAGCCACATTCCGAAGCAGAACCCTGCCTTCGGCATGCTGCTCAGAGTTCTCCTTACGCAACTTCTGCAAAACGACCACTATCGGTCCCGAAATAATTGCCACCGCAATCGGAACCAAAATAGTCTCCACGACATTACATCCAATTTGTCACCGGCTCAGCGTTGTAGCCATTTATCTTGGCTTGCTCAACGGTCTGTCGCTGACGCTCCCGAATCGTAGGACCATGAAAATCTTCACGCCCATAAGTAAACCCAAGACGAATACCCTTCACATGGCAACGGAAACACACCGCACCACGGCGGGGCAGTTCCTCGGTCTCAAAATCACGACCACACTCTTGGCACACAAAAACTTGCATCACCCTTAGCCCCCATCACTACTTCTGACGTTATAGGACCCAATCGGAACCCTTTCAGGTGTCTTTTGACGAATAATATGCGATTCCCACCACCGCAACGTATTTGGCTTCTCCGTATCCGAAGACCGATACTCAGGAAGCCACACATACTTCAACATCTGATTCGTAATCGCCAACGACATCACCCTGTCATCGTGCGGAGAACCATGCATCTTACCGTTCTCCTGACGCACAAACGTACGCAACTCAGCCACCGTCTCCTTACACTTAATCCACACCGCATCATCACGAATCGCAGCAGCCAACTCATCAATCGCCAACGGCTTAGAAACACTCGTCGTACGCCAACCCAACGTTTCCGACACAGTCGGATTACGTTGACCCAACCGACGCTGCCGAAACAAATTCTTATACCCCACACGCTGCAAACCCTTCAACGTCGTCAAACCGTGGTTATTTGACTCCACACCAATCAACGCCTTGTTATACCAATACCCAATCGCATACAAGGCTTCCTCGCCAAACAAGTCGGCATCAATGTGTCCATGCCAATGGGCCACCAACTCCCCAGTAGAAGCATTAATCACATGCGCAGATGAATAGTCACCATACCCCAAACCCTCAGCAACGTCAGCCCCAACCACATACACCTCACCCAACTGAGGAAACTCCCACACACAAAACTCGCCCCCATCCTCACGAAACTCATACACCCCACGACCCGGCATCTTATGCAAATAGCCGCGATGCGGCTCAACAATATCCAACTCCCTCAACACATCCAAATCAAACACAGGACGACCAGAACGAATAAACGCCTCATCAGGGTCAGACGGATACTCCTGCGCCAACTGCCAATCAGGCAAATCACGCTTCTTGGCCTCATACCACTCATCGTCACGTTCACCAGCAGACCACGGAAAAAAGATGCCAACGAACCTATTGGTGCGGGTCTGCGACCCGACCCACAAATCATGAAAAATGTTCCCCTCACCATTCGCCGTAGACAAACAAATAACACGACCACCAACGTCAGCAATCGGCTCAATAGAAGCCCACGCCTCATCAGGATTCGGCAAAAACGCCATCTCGTCAATCACCACCCTGTACACCGCTTCACCACGAGCAGGGTCATTACCCGAAGGCAGCGACTCCACCGACGACTCATTCGCAAACACCATCTTCAACTGATTGTCCACGATAATTTCAGGTCCACGCACCTTCATCCACTGAGGCAACATCTTGTAACCATACTTCGTTTTCTGCAACAACTTAGATGCCTCACGCTCAGTACGAGACAACATGACCACAAACCTGTCAGACCAAAAAAACGTTTCCCAAAACACAAACGCAGCAGCAAGAGTAGAAAACCCAATCTGACGAGCCTTCAACACAATCGTATAACGATGCTCCATCCAATTCCGGGCAGTTTCCAACTGCGCTTCACGCAACACAAACTTGATACGTCCACGCTCAGGATGACGAATATGCCAATACGTTGAGCAAAAATACTCAAACGCTGCGAGCGCATCATCCACTGATGCGTCGTCAGCAACTCTGCATTTACGCCACTCCTTCTCGTTGAGAAGGTCCCCCAAATCCATTTAATGCCTCTTTACTTTGCTCCTACCAAACGCCTTATCGTTCGGATTCACCCAACGCAACACAGGAGGCAACACCGCAATCACAGCAGCCTTAAAGATGTCCTCGGGATTCCAGTTACCTGTAGCGATGACAGCAGCAACCGCAGCAAGTGCGCTGCGAGCGTACGATTGTAGAGCGGCTTGTTGTTTCTTAGATAGATTCATCTTTTTCCTCAACAACAGGAGGAGTCACGAAAATATCCAATGCTGGGTCATATAGGTCACCGATGCCAGCGTACTTGGAACGGAACGAACCCGAGTACGAAGTTTGCTTCCATTCCCCAGTAAAACCGATTGATGCAATAAAGGCTTGACCAACCGATTCCGATGCAGGAAAGTTTCCGCCATCACAATCGTTGTTGGACACAACAATAATGTCGCGAACAACACCATTTTCAATTTTTGCAAAATGTGCCATTATGCCACCACCAAAGTTCCCGACGAATCCCAAGCGTACCACGTGTAAGAACCATCAGTTCCAGTTGTCGGTGAACCAGTTGCCGTAATACTCCACGGCGCAGCATCAGCAGTAAGCCAACGCACAACAACTCGGCCAGAACCACCAGCGCCACTTGTTCCAGTTGTAGTTGCGCCACCGCCACCACCACGATTCGCAGTAGCACTTGTTGCGTTTTGGTCACCTCTTGCACCGTTGCCAGCATTAGTTCCACCAGTACCACCAAGACCAGTTCCCGGTCCAGATGTTGCCTGACCTCCACCACCACCAGAGTAAGAAATAGTAGAACCCGTGTAGTTGTTTGTGACCGCAGCACCACCGTTACCACCACGATAATCAAATGTTGAAGAAGGGTCACCAGCGCCACCAGCACCTCCACCACCACCACCAGAAAGTTGGAACGCTACACCGTTACCACCAGCATTGCCTTCTCCGCTAATTCCGTTTCCTGCTCCCTGACCTCCACCGCCACCAGAACCACCATCAGCGCCAGCAACAGAGTTGGTGCCACCTCCACCTCCACCACTTACGCTGTCAATAAAAGATGAACGAAATCCAGAGTAACCCGGCGATGCGGTATTTCCCGAACCACCAGATGCGCCACCAGCGCCCACACGAACTTGGTATGTTCCAGCAATAAGTTTGCCTGTTCCAGTTCGCATACCACCTGCGCCGCCACCGCCAGCACGGCTAGCGTTTGCTCCGCCACCGCCACCACCAACAAGCAAATACTCAACATTGAGTGATGTGCTTACTGGCATAACGCTAGTTGTCTGCGATGAGACATAACCCAAATATGAACGAGTCATTCTGCTACCTCACTTTTAGGTGGTGTCACGAACTCGTTGAGTTCGGCATCATAAAGGTCACCAGCACTGGTAAATCGTCCACGACGAGAACCCGTGTACGAAGTGTCAATCCAACGACCAGCCAAACCCAAAGAGTTACAGTACGCCGTAATCTCATCATCATCATCGTTCAGATACGGGATAACAATCACTTGTTGAACGATGTTGTGTTCGTCAATGCGGGCAGCGTGAGCGTTATGGTAAGTCATATCAAATCTTGAACCTTACGAGAGCA